CTCGATATGAGTGCGGCAGGAAACGCCGCCTTCTCAGGTAACGTAACGACAGGCGCAAGTTTGATCTCTACAAATGCAATCGTAGACAATCTTCTGGTTAAAACCTCTAGTGGTAGTATGCTTGTTAAAACAAATGCTGGGGCGAATATTGCACGTTTTAATAATGTTTTAACTACTGATCTTTTCGGAAGCTTAGACGTTACTGGTAGTATCACAGCATCCGGTACTGTTGATGTAGCAGGTAATATTACCGTTGGTAATAATAATACAATCTTTGCTGAAAACAATATAAGATTTAAAGCACCTGGCGCATCATATATTGATATACAAGCTATCGACCAAGACTTAATTTTTAGAACTTCTGAGACTACTGCATTAGATACTAACGCACTAAGAATTGACGGTTCTGAGGGTGGTGCAGCTACGTTTAGTTCTACAATCTCGAGTGGTGCCATTACAAGTAGTGGTGCTGTATCAGCAGAAGATAATATCTACCTAACTGATGCAGGAACTGTAAGAGGTAAATTATTATTAAATGCTTCAGATAGAGATAACGTAGAGCTTAGAGCAGAATCATTAGGCTCAACAATGAAGTTTTTCACAGTTGGTACACAGGCTTTATTATTAGATGCATCACAAAATGCTACCTTTGCAGGCACAATCTCTAGTGGGGCTATAACCTCAGCAGGACTCACTTCTAGCAACAGCATAACTATGAGCGCAGGAAATCTGTCATTAAATAGCACCTCTGACGGCAACCAAGCATTTAGATACTATCGGGCAGATGGAACGCTTGTTGGGCAAATATATCCTTACAATAACCGTTACAATGTTCAAACGTATAACAACCAAGGGCTAAGGTTAAAAAGTCATGGCTCAGGTCAAATTGAGCTAGAAGGTAATGTTGTTATAAACGAAGACAGCGCAGACGTAGACTTCCGCGTTGAGTCTGACAGCAACGCTAATATGCTTAAAGTTGATGCTGGCTCTAACCGAGTTGAAATTAACAGCGGCGGCAACGACGAGAATAACGCTCTGCTTGTAAGCGCGGGTGTTACCCATTTAAACGGGCATCGCTTTATTAAAGCACCCGCGTGGGGTTCATGGGCGGTGAACACGCCGTACTACCTCTTTACTTTTTACCCCGCTAGTAATGGGGCTTCGGGTGCCGCGACTATTGATATTGGAGCCGGAGGCGTAGAGCACTACGCAGTGTTTAACCTTGTTGCTAGAAACGCCTCGGGAACAACAACAGTCGCGGGGTATTGCACAGGGGCGTCGTCCTCCATGTTTAACTTGATCGGGTATCGGGATAATACCGATGCTACGAAAGTGCATTTCTACGTGAAGCCTACCAACAATGTTTATTTCACGCCTACTGTTCGCATTTCAGGCACGGGTGCCATTGCTAGGTACACTAGCCCTCCGTCTTCGCCTGTTGATGAAGATTACACGTACAGTTCAGCAACGACTTATAACCATGGTTTGAAGGCCGGAAGCATACACCTAAACGACAATAACAACCTGAACTTCGGCTCTAGCGATGATGTAAGACTGTACTTTGACGGCACCGATAGCTTGTATATCACTGCAACTAACGGGACAGCCGACAAGCTAAAGACCAACGCTAATTACACTGCCATCATGCAAGCGAATGGTCAGCAGCTGATTACTGCACTGGCTAATGATGCAGTCATCATTAACGAAGACAGTAATAACCACGACTTCAGAGTTGAGTCTGACGGCAACGCTAATATGCTGTTTGTTGATGGTGGTAATAGTACTGTAACTGTTGGCTCTAGCATAAGTAACGCGGGTGCAGCCTTCTTAGTTGATTATAACAACACCAGTAAGTTTATGATGGGCGGCGCTGGGGCAGGTATTTCTAATAATGTTTACTACAACGGAAGTGCGTGGAAGAGTATAAATAACTCCGTAGGCGGCAGCATTTTACAGATGGGTACCGATGGTTCTTTTGCGTTTAGACGAGGTACAGCGGCAGCCACACCAAGCATGACGTATTCCGCCTATATTGATGGAAACGGGAATACAGGGCTAGGCACTACCACCCCTGCTAATTACTCAAATAGAACAACCCTTGCTGTAAACGGTGTTTGGGGCGGTCAAATTGATTTGGAGTTGGGAGAAACTGTTAGGTCTTCTTGGAAACTAGATACTTCACAAAACGTGTACTTTGGTACTGGTGCTAACGACACACGACTTTTCTTGCAAGTCAATGACACTAACATAGCTGAATTTACTACTAGCAATATTATCTTTAACGAAGCTGGCAATGACGTAGACTTCCGCGTTGAGTCTGACGGTTCACAACACGCTTTCTTTGTAGACGGCGGCACTAACAACATTGGCATCCAAACTGCTACCAATTGGGCTTTAACAGGTGGAGGCAGTGCCTCATCTTCCTCTGGTGTATCCATAGATATGTCCTATGATGGAACTATCTACGCAGGTAGTGCATATTGGGCAGGCGGACTAAAGACTGGTACAGGCTTCTTCTCAGACGCTAGTGGAGATAGGTACAAACGATCGTCTAGACAAGTAACTCAAATTCGTCAAAGCTCTCAAGGCGCAGACATTAAATTCAGAAGCCAAACGTCTGGTAACGCAGGTGCAGTTATTTCTTGGCATGAAATGGCTGATTTTGGTAGAGATGCCGTGGTGTTTAATAACGGCGGTCTTGACCAAGACTTCCGCGTTGCGTCTGATAACAATGCTAATATGTTGTTTGTTGATGCTGGTTCTGAGCAAGTAAAAATAGGTTCATCTAATGTTGGAACTTATGGATGCTTAGAAGTAAAAAACTCAGATGGACGACACGGTACAGGGCAAAAGTCTTGGAGTATAATATCAGGAACTAGCCACCCTAGTAAGTCTGTAGACGGAGTAATGGCTTTCAATACAACCTCTGCGGGTAATCAGTTATCTATTCCCATCGTTTCACAAGGAAATCAACATCGTCCGTGTCTTGTAGAACTTACATTTGTTACAGGAGAATATAATATGTCTGGTTCTGTTAAGGCAGGGTTTGTGAGATTTGCCTTTCAAAGTCTAACCTCCATTGGGTCTTTAGCTGTGTTAGAAACACAAGGAAACGTGGCTTCTGTATCATCTAGTGGAATGAACCTACTAATAAACTTTACAAGTGCATATACCTCAGGGCAATCAAACCACGAAGGCGTAATGTGTTACTACAGAATAATGAACGAACAACCGCAATACGTCAAAATGTGGGACGCAACACTTAACTAAACACAACAACTGTCTTTAAAGGAGAAAGAAACATGGCAATTACAACTACATGGTCCGTAACGGACATGCAACACACAGACGCTGATGGTGGTGTCTTTTTAATCTACTGGTCTATGGTAGCGGCAAGCGATGGTACGCCATCCTACACTGCTTCTGAAGGTGGTAAACTACATTGCGAGTATGATGCTTCAGCGGCAGGATATATTGCATACGCAGACTTAACTGAAGCTGACGTTTTAGGTTGGATTTGGACTAGCTTAATTGAAGACGAAGAAACAGCGGCAGAAGCTAAAGCGCGTATTGAAGCTAACCGTACTGCTAAAGTACAAAAGCAAATTGATGCCGCATCTGCAACATCAGGCGGAGTACCTTGGTAATCTACAGGTAATAAAAAAGGGACTTTTCAGTCCCTTTTCGTTTTACTACTCTTTAAACTACTTCACCTTCAACAGGCGCTTCAGTCGGGGCGGGGTTCTCCAACTCCTCCTGTAGCAAGTTTGTAAAGCCTGTAATACCTACTTGAATCTGGTCAAGACGCGCCCGGCTTTGATTTGCCTGTGTTTGCATGTCTTGCACCTGTGATACTAGATACTTGGCTTTATCAGAAAGCTCGTCTACTTTATACTCTTTATCATTCAAAGAGATGGTTTGTACTTCATTTTCAGTTACTTCAGTCATTATAATGTCCTTGTATTATACAATTTCACAGGCTCCACCTACACAGGCGAGTTCTTGTGATCCGGTTGTGTTGTCTTCTTTTTCAAATTGAGATAGCTCTTCCCAATTTACATTTTGTGGCATTGCCGCCACTAGCTCATCGTACTTCTCAGCACTGATGTCTTCATAGGGAGCTTGTTGATATACATGGTCACTAGTCGGTAATAGACTAATACCGGAGCACATATCAAAGTTTTCCCAAATCCATTGTGCTACCTGTAAATACTCGCTATCAGTATAATATACAGTCACACTAGGTTTATGCTCGCACCAATGATTCTGATACGTTTTCCATAAAGCTAACTGCTCCATTGCTCCTACTTCTTTCACACAAGTACTAGACTCAGGTGCTTTCACAGGAAAGCTAAAGACTACAGAAGAAGCCGACATAACGTCATTTTCTACTGGAAATCCTGCTTGCTCCATGTAGAGAGCCAATGGGTCTTTCTTGTCCGAACGTACTCTCCGAATGTAATGCTTAGAAAAGCGAGGATGGATACCGGAAGCACTATCAACAAGCTGAGACACAGTACCACTCGGCTTAACACAAGTAATAGCCACAGACTGATTAACGCCAAGTTTCTCAGCCCATTCTTTATTAGTTTTGATACTAACATCTCTCATCTCCTCTAACCATGTTGCGAGCATAGGAGACTCGGCCATACCGTTCTTGCCTCCGAGTATATCATGATCCATGATACCTGTTAAGCTTACGCCCAACAATGCTTCTTCTTCAGTATTACGCTTCCAGCGCACCCGCAGATACCTAAAGTCTGTAAGAGTTGATTGCAAAGTACCAATAATAGTAGCTTTACGCACTTTCTCTTTCAGAGTTTCAAGGGTGTCATCTGCACGTACAACCACCTCAGACAAGTTACAAAACTCGTTACTTCGTAGAATAATCTCAGAACAAGGGTTAGTACCAAAGTCATGAGTTGCATCCCTACGTCCATTACGAGCTGCAATTTTTTGTGCCGCCACTCGGCTAAACAATCCACGCTCACCAGACTTAGACTCATATAGATTCTTCATCTCAGTTAAAAACGCTTCAAAATCAGGCTTTTCTGTATAAGCTACAGAGTTGTTAGCGAGGCGACGTTGACCTTGATCAATCCACCACTGCCCTGATTTAGCCTTTGACATACGCTGGTCAGAAAGATTAGAAAGACTAATCAATGCAGAACGGCGTACACCACCCACTACTACGATATCAGCAATCTTACAACAAACATCATGGCACTCAATACTTGTTAACTTGCGCCCTGCTGCTTTTTGAAATACTCCTACGCAGAAGTGAAATAGATCCTGTAACGGCTCAGGTCCACTTGCTCGTCCACCGAAAGTCTTAAGTCTAGCACCTGCTGGACGTACTCGGCTCATGTCCCACTCGGGTAATTTACCTGCATAAAGCATGGCAATCAACTCACGAAAGGCACTTGCCCATCCTAGCTTACTATCACTTACTACAATCGTAGAACTTGTTTTGTGGAAAGTTTCGGCTACTTCTGGTAGTTTAGTAATAAAATTACGTTCTACACTGAAACCTACTCCTGTTCCACACATTAACACATACATAAGCTCGTCAAAAGCTCGTGGATGGTCAATATGTAAATAACTACAGTTAAACCCTGCAACGTTATCACGTTTTAAAGCTTCTCCTGCTGTCATCATACATCTCATAGAGGGCATAACTTCCATCGCATGGATAGCGTCATAAATCTCTTGCCCACTTTCATCATCTAATTGCTCTCTTTCTTTAAAGAAATTAATATAGCGATGTACTGTCTCTTCCCAGGTCTCTCTACGACCTTCGTCTTCTAGCCATCTTGCATAGCGGCTTTTGTGAATAAAACTTTGATATTGATCCATCAGATCATTCTCCCTTGTATTTCGGATACGTTATCCGTGCCTATCGCGTCATCGCAATATGTTATTAAATCCATCAACTCATAATTTTTTAGCAAAATATCAGCGTTCTGATTTAGTTCTTGAATGTACTTATACTTACCATCTAAAGGAATGTTATCGTATATAGTCATTGCATCGCCGTAATCCTTTATAAGCTGTTCTGCTCTCTTCGGGCCAATACCATTAATGCCAGGAACATTATCACCTTTATCTCCTGTAAGACACTTGAAAGAGATATACTCTTCAGGTGTTACATTATAATGTTCACTCCAATTATCTATTGTTATCTCTTTTCGAGTAACGTAAGAAAACCTACTTACACCTTCTTGAATCAATAAGTCCCAATCTCTATCACTAGAAACTAGCCATATATTGTTTAATTTGTACTCTTCTTTTTGCTTTACGAGATGGGCAGCAAGATCATCTGCCTCTACACCTTTAAAACGTAAGACTTTGTACTCTTCAGAAAGTAATTCTAGAGTCTCTTCATACTCGTCAAAGAAATCAATAAATGCTTGCTTCTCTGCTTCTGTTTGTGTGGCATACTTATCTTTTCGATTCTGCTTGTACTCAGGTAATATCTCTTTTCTATAACTAGAAGACCCCCAATCTGCGGTAATAATTACAGTACCACAATTATAAGAAGTTGCTAAAGATTTTACTGTTTCTACATACTGGTTACGAAAATCTGTTCTGCCTTGATGTTTCCACCGAAAAGCTAAGTTTAATGCGTCTACTATGAGTACTCCGTCAAGAATACGTTCATTAAATTTAAAAGCCACCTATCCACTCCGTCTTTTCTGATTTCAACCAATCTTCTGCGAGTAGTACATAACACTCTAGAAACCTTATATACAAATACTCATCTGTATTTTCTGGTAAATTTTCCGTTACTACGAATACTGCTGATCGATCATATTTAAAAAATAGCATAGGCTTTTGATCGCCTCCTGCCGCTTGTACTACAACTTTCTTCCACCACCTGATAAGATTATTTGTTTTCTTTGCTGTAAATATTTTATCGTTGAGTGCAGAGTCTTTATAGTTTTTTACCTCTATACAATAATGATTTCTCTGATTAGGGACATATAAGTCCCCTTTCAGATATTCCAAAGCACCAGAGGCAGGCACTCTTTCAAATTTCAGTCCGGTCGCTTGTCGAAGCATGTCCCTTACTAGGTACTCGCCTCTCGCTCCCTTCGCTCTTGAGTCTACCATCTTTATCCTCTTCTTCTATTTCTTTGGAAGGTTTAGCCACTTCATGTGTCCACCAACCTCTACGCCTGCCTGCTGACATTCTTACTCCAGTGTACTGATGTTTCCATCCTTGACTACTTCAATCTTTTCGAGTAAAGGGTGAGACCAACCATGAGACACTATATAAGTATTGAGGTCTTCTCTGAGTAGAACTTCTACTAGCTTTTCTCTTCCTTGATCGTCGAGTACGTTAGTTACTTCGTCTAAGAACAATATATTGATTTTAGACTTTGAAATACTACTCATTAGCTTACGAATTGCTATGAGAGTAGCTGTATTTACTCTAGCTAACTCTCCAGAAGAAAGAGCTAGAATATCTACTACATTACCATTATCGGTAATTTCTACGTTTAACTTATCGTTTGATACTACAAACTCTAAGGTAAAGCGGCCATCAGACAATTCGGCCAAGTACTCATTTGCTAATTCTTCTAGTTCTCCTACTAAGTTTTCAATCTTATATGCTAGTAATCCGTTAGTGCTGAAAGCTTTTTTCAATACATCTAACTCAGACTCTAGCTTTTGGTTTCCTAGAAGTTTGCCGTCATATTCTTCCTGCTGTTCAACAAACTCTGCTGTTTGCTCTTGTATAACCTGTATACGAGTGTTTAGCTTTGTTCGTCTTTCATTTTCTGCCGCATTCTCTGCGAGCTGTTTCTTTGCCTCTCGTAGTCTGTCTTGAACGAGAAGTAAGCTGTCTTCAAGCTGTTCTTGATCCAAGATGCTTGTAGGTAAAGTTCTGTCGAACGAGCGTAACAAGTCTTCCCAATCGCGCTGACCTTTTGCATTCCGTTCGAATTCTGCATTGTTCTCTTTAATCTGTATAATTCGAGGTTTAATCTCATTAATTTTCTCCTGTGCCGTGAGAAGGTGGCCCCTCTCCACATCAATCATTGCTTTTTCGGCAGAAACATCAATAGGTTGCTTACAAGTCGGACACTCTTCTTTCAATTTTTCTAACTTTGTGAGAGTCCGTTGAGCACCCGTAGCGGCTGCTTGTAAAGACCCTAACTCTTCTTGCAAATCATCATAGGACTCATAGCTAGTTATTTTCGACGTTTGGATTGCCATAACATCGATTTGATCTAACAGTCTCTTGTACTGATTATTTGTTGTAATTTTTTTATTTTTTTCGGAGATATTTTCAATTTCTACCATGAGAGAGCTTAAAGCTTTCTCGTCTTCAGATGTATCAATTTGTAAATCCAACATGGGTAGTATGAATGTATCACTCAACTTATTATCTTTTAACCATTTTTCTACTGTTGCAAGTTTACCAGCTATGGTAGAAGACCTACTTGAAACCTCTTTAGAAGCTCCTTTAAATACTTCAAATAACTCAACGTAACCTTCTAGGTGCAAAAGATCAATAAGAAACTTCTTACGATTTGCATCGGTAGCAGTAAGAAACTGCAAGCTCGCATTGGTATTTTGATACACTAGCTGCGAGAATGTTTTAAAATCTACTCCAAGAACTTCCTGTAACGTCTTATAAGTATTTGTAGCCGTATGGCTAGAGATATCAGTGCCGTTCTTTTCAAGTTTTACTTTAATATTTGTTTTACGGTTTACCGTAATTTCGTACCTATCTTCATCTTTTGTAAAGGATAAGTATATGTTATAACCATTATTTACATAGCGGTTAGGAATGTCTGCTTTTTTGATTCCTTTTGAGTTCTTATTATACAATGCTTCTTCAATGATTAACGGGATGGAAGACTTCCCCATCCCGTTAGTACCAAGGATTTGTGTAACAGTATTGTCGTTTAATTGTAACTCATTACCAGAACCATAACTAAAGCAGTTATCCCATTTCAATGTTTGTAGTGTAATCATTGTATGTTCCTATGATGTCTGGTATCTTATCAGCGTTAATTTCTAGTATGTACGTTAGATACTCTACTAGTTCTTCTTGTACTGTCATGTCTTTGTCCATAATTAAGGAGGCTTCAGACTTTCTTTTCACTACTTTTTTATCTAACAACTCAGAGTTCTTGACTCCTGCTAGATCTTGTATATCCCCTTCTACTTCATAGATTGTATGATCAAAGTCAGTAGCCGTCATTTCCTCACTACTTGTAACTGTTTTACGAATTAACTGAGGAAGTTTAAACTCTTCCCACAACCAACTCCAGTCTTTCTCATTAATAAGTAAATAACCTGTCTTTACCCTAGCTCTATGAAAAGAAGTAGTCATTGGACTACCTGGGTATATAATATTTCTTTGTGTATTGCTATGAGAGTGCAAGTCTCCTGCAAACACAACTGGGAAATCTTCTAGTAAGTCTAGATCGATTTCTGGTTTTACGTGCGGTGGTATTTCTCCCCTGACATGAGTAAATAAGGGCTTAGTCTTATCAAAATGATCGATACTACCTTTTCTGTGTAGATCTGCATAAGGCAAAATGCCGTATCCAAGATCATTATCAACGTATGAAATATCTACTACATTGATTAAAGGATTAATATCTCGAGAAACTTGCTTCAACTGTGTAAAGAATGTCTTATTCTTTTTTGTTGCTTCATGGTTTCCATCATAGATAATAGTGGGAATCTTTACTCCTCGAATGAACGAGAAGTAAAGCTCCAACTCTTCCATATTCGGTAGACGATCAAAGAGATCGCCACCGATTATGTGCATATCACATTCTTTCTCTAGTTCGTAAACTTGTTGAAAAAACATTTGATAACGGTTTGTCGCCCACTTTACTGGAACGTTTTTCTGTCCCAGCTTAATGTGCCAGTCTGCCGTAAAAAGAATCATCCTACATTAAACTCCGCATCTAATGCTTCGTCATCAGTCTCTGCACCGTGGTTACGGAGACGGTCTAACAATTCTTTCTGTGCGTCAGCAGTAGGACGGCTCATAACATCATCCATAGACTTGAGGTCTGCGATAGATGCTAATTCGTCTTCTGTAAGAGCGCGAGGCTTGCACTTCAATGCTTGGAGTTGGTACTCTACATTGTAAGGCAGTGGGCCTGTCTTTACTCGCTTGAAACAAATGTCCCAACCAGTTTCAGTATCAGTAGGGTCGCCCAAGTCTTCAGCAGCAGTAATAATCTGCTCCCACAACTTCTTCTTGAGGTTTGCTACTTTGACTACGCCATCGCTTGGGTCAATAACTTGACAAGCGTAGCTCCAGCCACATTTAAGGTCAGGATAGTACTCTCGTACCCAGTCCTGCTCTTTGTTGTTGAATCGCTCAGAGTTTCTATCGAAAGATAGGCACTCCAAAGGAATGTTTTTACCATTCTCGCCTTCGATCCAATAGACATAACGTGCAAGAATGTCGCCAACTACGCGCATCTTGTTATCGCCGTCTTTGTATTGAAAGGTATTGATGGATGATTTTTGGGCTCCGCCCGTTTGCTTATTAAATGATAATGCCATTAGTGTATAGTCTCCAGTGTGACTTCTTCATAGATGAACGTTATTTCGTCCGGTAATACTATGAGTAGCCTGTTATCGTTGATTTCATCTAGAGGCACAGGACAGTGTAGTGCGTCTAGCGTAGTTTTGTTATATGCAACATAATCTGCATAGCTTCTCAAGGAAGCCAGTGCGTAATATATGCATAGTTCTTTTTGTGTATACTTATAGGAATGGTACAGTAAGAAGTCTCCATGAAGAAGAAAACTAGAACCTGTAAATTTTTTATTAGAATATTTATAAATACGGTCGAACTTGTTACGAGGGATCTGTTGGTTTATTAACATTTCCATGATCGTGTTACAAGTAGCAATATTGCCATCTGCCGTATCAAAAACCTTCTTCCAATCAAATAAGAGCACTATTATACATCCTTTTAACCAAGTTGTCAAGAATTATTTTTTTAAAGGTACTTCATGTCCCAACCCTGCTTCATATAGAACCCGACACGATTTGAGGCTTGTTTTCGAGCCGTATTTCCTTTCAGGTGTATATCTATAATAACAGGACTGATCTTACCTTCTTTCTTCCGAATCACTCGACCTACAAGCTGTGTCAATAGTGGTTCATTATTTACGGGTGTAGCCAGTATCAAACAACTTAACGTATCTACTGATATACCCTCAGAGAAGATCGCTTGCGTTCCATATAAAATGTTTGCATCTCCGTAGAGAATTTGATCTACAAGCCCTTCTCTGTCCTCGTGTGCAACTTCACCCGTCACACAAATTGCTTTATCTCCGCTTAACTCCGCACACGCTTTCAGAAAAGCTACTCGATCACTTACTACTAGCACTTTGTGCCCTCTTGCGGCGTAGGCCGCAGCAAGCATGGATATAGTGTGTCGATACTCTTCATCATTCGCTAACTTTGTTACTCGGTTAGCCCAAGGTATCTTAGCACCGTCCATGAAGCGAATCTCGGAAGGTACTAAGTGTACTGTAGGAGTCATATAGTTTTCTTTTGGTGGCTTAAAAAGAGTATTACCAAAGTAATCTCTGAACACAACGTGTTTACCATCCTTTCTTTCTATAGTACCCGATAGACCTATCTTATATCTACAGTAGTTTGTATCTAAGATTTTTGAAAAAGTAGGACTACTAACGTGATGCATTTCATCTAGTATGATAGTCCCGAACTCCTTACGAATCTTTTCTACGTTTCGGTATAAAGTCTGAGTATTGCCAATTACAATAGGACTATCAAGATCAAATTGACCACTGCCTATGATGCCTGGTTTAAAACCGTAGACTTTCTCTACTTCTTTTGCCCACTGATTACGCAGAGGGACAGTGTGGGTAACAACGAGTGTCTTTTGACCAAGCTTACCTGCAATAGCTAAGCCTGTAAAAGTCTTTCCCCAACTGACCCATGCGTTAATTATAGCATTGTCTTCGATCTCGTCAAAAACTTTCTTCTGACTGTCTCGGAGTTCAAACTTAAATTCAGGAAAGTCCACAGGTACATGAGTACGCTTATCGACTATCTCATAGTGCTCTGGTATTAAATCCGTGCGCCCTATAGGTAGTGATACTAACCCATTTCGAATGATCCCCATATTCTTAATGATCTGAGGAGGATCAAGAGGATTGTGCGTAGGAATTGAATAGGTAAGCTCTCTATCGATCTTATCCTGCAACTCGGCACTGCAATCCATGTAAATTCTGTGGCTTATAACTGCTTTCATAAATTCAGTTCATTCTTTGCAATAATGTATTGTTTAACGAAGTCAGATCTTACTATGTCCTCTACTTGGAAGTCTACGAAAGTAAACGCGTCCATGCTTTTAAGTACACGAATAAAATCTTGTAATCCGTTCGCTTTTAAATCAGCTTGTCGAAAGTCTCCGCAGAACATAATTCTACAATTCTCACCCATACGAGTGATAATAGAATCAAGTTCATGAAAACTCATGTTTTGACACTCATCAATAAGAATAACTGCATCCCTGAGTGTAATACCTCGTATAAAAGAAGTAGTCATAAAGTGTACTAAGCCTTTGTTCTTGAGGATTTCATATGCATCCCCTCGACCAAATAAATCATTAGCGATATCTTTATAAGGTTCCTCATATACTGAGCCTTTCTCTTTTTCGGTTCCTGGTAGGAAACCAATGTCACGAGTCGGCACTGCACTTCGTATAATTACTAAGTTCTGGTAAACCCCTTTTGCCATATCATCGTATGCTAGATAAGAAGATATGAAGGTTTTACCGGTACCTGCTAGACCGTGTAGCACTAGGTTTTTGTCTGACTCAAATGCAGTCAACTGATTTCTAGTTAAAGGTTCTATCTCGCGTAGTTCTAAACTAGCCCCTGCGAGTGTTTTTCGTCTTTTAGCCATATTTATACTTTTCTTTTAGTGTCTTTGAGTTTCGTCTCTGAATACTCATAAAGCATCCAAGGCAAGCCTTTGAGATGCAGAATCCCTGCCCATGTATATCCTACTTCGGGAGGGCGTGGCACGGTAAAAGGACTGTTATGACCTCTTACTCTAATTAGTGTAGCAGACTCTTTCAGCTCTACTTTACTAATTTTTAAATATTTTAAAGATAACATAGTAGTCTTCTCGTATATAAAAGGTTTACCACTGTTATCTATAAAATACTTTGTTCTCTGTTTTAGTAACCCGTTGGGGCTTGTAATCATATGTTTTAGTACTTGTAAATTCTTGTGAGGAGTCTGTACTCTGCGGGCACCAAGTGTCTTACCTTGCTGATTCTTGTCGTCCAGAATCATATTATCAAGAAATAACAGGCCATCATACTCTTCCCAGTTCCCTGAATCTAACAGGAAAACTGGGAAGGTAATCTTAGGTATGCCTCTAAACCCTATCACCATACATTTTCTCGAACTTACCGCCTGAATAGTCTTCATGAACAATCTCGAAGTCACAACCAACGGGAGTGCCTGGGATAGAAAGCCCTCTATCCGTTTGCACAAACTTTGCTAACTGTAACATATATTCGTCTACTTCTTCATCTGGTACTTCTGCTAGAATGGAATCGTGTACTAAAGCAAAGATACGTGCTTTCTTACTGTTTGCTTTTATCCACGAGTTCATGTCTATAGCGCCTAGAAGGTTAATATCAGAAGCAGCAGACTGCACCAGAAAATTAAGACCAGACCTAACGCTATGACTCTGGATGCCTTTGTCTGTCGATGCGACATTTGGTAATCTCCTTTTTCTTCCGAAGAAGCTGTAAATAAATCCGTTCTGTTGGATATACTTTTGGTTATCCTCGATCCACTCTTTTAACTTAAAGAATGCGCCAAAGTAATCATCAATTACTTCTTGTGCATCTTTTCTACTGAAAGGCTTACCTGAGTCCTTTGTTACTTGCTCACTAATCTTATTTGCACCAGCTCCATACATAATACCGAACGTTACAGCCTTAGCAGCCTGTCTCTGCATAGCATAGAGACTCGCTACTTCACTTGCTTCACAAGGCAACTTAAATACCTTCTTGGCAATCTGAGAGTGAAAGTTACCACCTTCGCGAAAAACGTCCATAAGTGCTTTGTCTTTTGCTAGAATAGCCGCGACATATACTTCTGCTGTTGTTAAATCCATTGCAACGATCTTGTGGCCTGGAGCTGCCTTAATACAACCTTTTACAATAGGGTTATCCCTAGGAAGTTGTTGCATATTGAGTTTGCCAGAAGAGCTAAGCCTGCCACTAGTAGTACCATGGAGGTTGAAACCTGTACGTAGTCGGCTATCACGATCCAACTGCGGTAAGATTTTGTCCAAATAAGTATTTTTAATCTTGGATTTTTGTCGAATCTCAAGAATGAGCTGGGGGATGTGGGATTGCTCTGCAAGCTCTCCAAGAACCTCCGCGTCTGTGCTATTTGCACCAGTGCCAGTCTTTTTACCAGTTGGATTGAGGCCAACGAAGTCAAACAACAAGCTACGAAGTTGCACAGTAGAATTAGGATTAAAATCTTTTCCATTTATCTCTTCAAATTTACGAATGGCTGGATCTTTATACATCTCTACTACGGCTTCGTCAATCTGCTCTTGCATAAGAGACTGTGACTTTACCAAGCGAAGCTTGTCAAAAGGGACACCATTGTCTTGAATGTCTGTTAAAAAACGACACCCTGGGATTAATATGTTGTCATAGACCTTAGCTAGACGCTTGTTCTGTTTAATTTTTACAAACTTTTCATACAGCAGAAATGTTACTGCCGCATCCATGCCTGCATATAACTTCATAATAGAGAAAGGAATGTCTCCCCAGTTGAAATCACCTTTAAGAATACCATTTTGTTTACGATAGTTATCTATCCAATCGTACATGGGCTTCTCATAATCTCCATAGATTGTATACTTCATTGCTAGCTGCTTCAGACCATGAGTACCTGGGTTCTCATCGATCAAGTAGTGTAGCAACATTGTATCCTCAAAGCGAGGAAACTTGAAGTTGAAATGATACTCAAAGAATGCCATATCAAACTTAGCATTATGAAAGATCACTGTCTTTTCATCAAATAACTGTTGTAGCAATGCTTCTGTAGTTTCATCAAAGCACTCTGTGTCTATATAAGCTCCACGATCAGCCTCATAGCTAAGACTAATACCAAGCATGTGCCCATCGCGTGGATATAGTCCGGTTGTTTCCGAGTCCAGAGCAACATAAGGCAGAGGGGCAGAAATAGCAGCACGAATGAAATCATTGGCTTCCTCCGTATCTTGTATACCCCATGCGTTATATGTAGTGATTACTGTGTCCTGTTTATTACCAGTTATGTACTCTACAATGCTTTGCTTGGAGTCGTCCCATGTACGCTGTGCCTCTGGCTTAAACGCGAGCATGGCAGGGTTAATGATAGGCAAGAACTTTTCTTCTACTTTCTTACCAGAATATTCTGTGATTGAGTTTATGGGAGTGAAATACTTGAGCGCATCACTGCCTACGAGAATGAGCCAGTCATAGGCATCAACATCGATTTCGATATCACAGTCTCGTTTTAATACTTTCTTAATGTTTGGGTCAGAACAGAGTTGAAATTGATCAAACTCGAATTCATCGTCAAACTCTTTCTTGAAATTAGTTCTACTTGGTTTAGTTTCTACTAATGCAACTTTAGGCATATATCTTACTCTTTAGTTTTTGTACGGTTTGTAGGGGTAAGGCTCCAGGATCTGTATTCTTGAGACTTACATTTCTTGATGTTAAGCCCACTCGCTCAATCATCTCTTTGACAATTTTAGCAGCATCTTGTCCTGCATCATCGCCATCAAAGAAGACAACCACTTCCTCTACACCTTGTATAGAAAGCATTCTTAATTTGTCTTCATTTATATTCTTTGTTCCAAAAGTACAGATTGCATTCGTCAATCCTTTATCGTGCAAATTAATCATATCGAATATACCTTCTACTAGCATAACAGAACCTTGTATCGGCTCTACTATAGGGAACAGAGGCATCTTCGCACCCGCAGGCGAGATCATGTACTTAGGTGTGCCGCCTGTGGTATGGCGGCCATTAAATGCTACAATACGACCTGATATATCTCGTACTGGAAATACAATACGTCCGATATGGTCAGGGTCATGGTGTTGAAACGCTTCAAATCTTTTATACGTCTCTGGTTTAATATCTCTCCAGTTACCTGCATACGGGGAGATATTTCGGGGAAAAGACAAACCAATACTTTCAGACCTCTTCTCTCTAATAGTCTTTTTTAATAGTTCTCGTCTTACTTGTAAATGGTTTGCCTTTTCTCCGAAATGCGTGAAAATGTTACCCTTGTATCCACAAGAGAAACACTGAAATATTCCTGTAATGCGATCAATACGCATACTAGGGTTGCGGTCAGCGTGCTCAGGATTAATACAACTAACTAAGCAGTCACCGCCCTTTGGTATAAAATATAACTGTCTTGAAGTTAATAGTTCTTCTACTGTCACCGACCAATGTCCTTTACATTACTTCTACTGATAACTTGGTATGCACCTTTGTTATACGCAGGAGCAACCGTGAATTTTTTAGACTCTTCTACTTTATAAGATGTATCTGGAGCCGAGGTATAAGCACTCTTAGGCTTAGCAGATGGATAGTAAGGAGTCTCTCTTCTATACAAATCTTTAGTGTCAAGTTCCTCGAACTTAGGGGTGTATCGTTTTGCTTTAGGTAACGGCCTACGCTTTCTACCGGAGGAGGTGTGTCGTAAACTACCGAATGTAAGTGCCATATGCTTTTTCTCCTTTAAAGTATCCGTATATTATACGCAAAAGAAGTTAAAAAGTCAAGAACTATTTTTAAAGATCGTTAATTTCTTCGCCAGTCTTGTGCGAGGAATCGTCTTTCTCTTTCGGAGTCATAGCAGTCTCAGGGCCAATCTTTAGGCTATCCCAGTCTACTGTAGAAGTGAACGATTTCATAGAAGCTGATCGCATTTTTACACAGTTAAATGTAATACACGCATCTTCGTGATCCCAGGTTTCTAGTGTATAAGCAGCATCTGCCGCATCCAGAATACCTTTAGCGAATCGTGCTTCACCTGTTGCGTCTGTTTGATAAGGGGAAATTACTGTACAATCATATTCTTGTGCCATTGATTTTAACGCCTTGCTTACTTCGATTTGTTCTGTCCAGTCGTACTGTCCTCCGCGAGAAGGGAGACTCGACCGCTTTACCTGATTAATATAGTCTACGATAATGACACCAACATTCAAGGGCTTAACTTTTTTGTCAAGCTCTGCGCGAATCTTGGAGAGAGTAAGTGCAGGGTCATACACTACGTCCAGCTGCTGAGTCGGGAGGAGCTCATGCTGTGTCTTTAGTGATGTATGCAACTTATTAAAGTCACGATGTGTTCTATAATCCTTCAAACGATCTTGCCCATCAACATAACGAGCTGCCCACCACGTTGCTACTTTCTCCCACTCGGTTACGCTCAGATTCTGAGTACGTAGACGAGCAAAGGGAACTTCTGTAGCGATGGAACAGCATCTTTGTAGGATAGATCGGCTATCCATCTCAATAGTGAAATACATAGCCGACTTACCACTAGCGTATACTGCGTTAGCAATATTTGCACAAATAACAGATTTACCAGCACCTCGGCGACCACCAACCATAACAAGATCTCGGGGGGAGAACTGTATTTCGTAATCGTACTCTTCATTGAGTCCCAAGGGTATATACTTGGCTAAATCTTCTTCTGGCTCGAACAGTTCAATACGTTGCATACTTTCCTGCGGATCTTCAAGATCAACCTTATCTTCAACGTCTAGGACGATCTGATGTAGGTGGTTCACAGACTCCTGAGCATTCTCGAATGCAACAGAGTTGTCTATGTAATCTTCTAGCGAGTCCAGAATTTCTTTTTGAGTGTATTCGTTCTTCAAATACTCGAGAAGCATATGAGCATCGGCATCGACCTCAACAGCTTCCACTGCGAACAGTTTTTCACGGGTACTTGAATCACGAATCTCAAACTTTAGATCTTCAATCGTGGGCATTTTATGAAAGTCTTCGCAATGCTTATCAATAATCTTAGAAAGACTATGATACTCACTTGGCAAATAATGCCTATGCGTAACACTCCAAGTCTGAAAGTCTTGGAGCGTGAGCACTTGCTTTATCAACGCACTTGCGATGTTCAAAAAAATTCCCCCGAATTTGAATCTAAAAAAGAGGACAGACCCCGAAGAGTCTGTCCTTATAAACTAGAAAGAATTAAGCAGATGCTTTCTCTTTCTTAGCTGCGCCATCATAGTCAGCGGCTGAAATGCCACGACGTGTTAGCATAGTCTTGACGCCACGAGCAGTTTTGCCAATCGCTTCAGCGATATCTTCAACACCCATAGTTGCAATGTCAGTCAACTCGGCCAATGGATCTTCCTTAGAAGCGCCTTTGGTAGTCTCTTGACGAGGAATTGCGTCAATGTCTCCAGAACGAAGTAGGCTAAGAGCCTTGCCACGTACAGAGTTTACAGAACGGTCTAGCTCAGCCGCGATTGCTTCTACGAAAGCACCGTCTTGTACCATAGATACAAAGGTGACTTCTTCAGCAGGAGAGTACGTGCGTACAGCTTCTACTTTAGGAGCAGGCTTGACGTGGCCAGTTAGTTCCATAGACAGGATCTTGCCTTGGATTGACTTAGGTGAGAAAGCGCCATCTTCAAAATGACCTGCAATCTCTGCATAAGTGTATTCTCCGCTATTGTCTGAGACAAAAGCAGCAAGAGTTGCTTCTTGAGCATCGTTAAATGCACGGCTAGAAGCCGCAGAAGCTAGTTCTACATCGTGACCCATCTTTCGCAATTTGCTTGAGATAGAACGAGTAGAGGTATCAAGTTCAACAGCTGCTTCCGCAACAGTTGCTTGAGAAACGGGGCTTTCGCCACCGACAAAATCAGTTAGTTGAGCAGTTCGCTCATCAGTCCACTTAGGTAATGCCATTATATTTATTCTCCAATAAAGTCTAAAAGGTTAGTTATGATTAGAACGCCAGCATCTCTGGCTTTCTTAGTTTTTGCAGATTCTACTCCGCCTTCGTTTACTAGGATGGTGACATCCTTAGTCAAGCTAGTCTTGACTGCATAACCAAGCTCTTGCAGTTTGTTATGAGCCTCGGCCTTCGTTTTGTAACTGGTAAGTTTACCACTAATACAAACCGTGCCGTGGGTTATGTCTGTTGTTTGACTGTTTTCAAACTTGAAGCTAAAAGGTAACATACTCTGCTGATAGAACTCCATCTCTAGCCAGTGTAATAAACTAGCAGTAGACTGCTCACCAAGACCGGCCTTACGGCACAAATCGTAGTCTATTTCATCGATATCTTCGCAGACTTTGGAAAGTTTTTCCGAGGCTGTTTTCCCGATAAGAGGTATACTAAAAGCAGGTAAAAGTACATT